TGCATTAACATCTAATTGTTTTTCTGCAAGCTTTTGTTGAATGCGTTGCATAATAATTTTTTTATCTAATTTCTCTTCTTCTGATGTATGAATTGAATCTATAACCGAAGCAACTTGTTTTAAGGCTCCGTCTTTACCTCCTAGTAAACCAGATAACAATCCAAATGCCATTTAAATAGCTCCGATAATAATGATTACGATTATTGCAACAATAGCCGCTTTAATCCAATCCTTCATCTTCCAGTCGCTCCACTCTTTTAGGTGCGCCCATAGATCTTTTAGTAAGTTCATAGAACCTCCTTTGTTAAAGTCGAATAATATACTATTTTACGCCTTTGAAAGCTACTTTTTTAATTTGCATTCGACTTGTTTGTCCTTGAGGCCCAGATCCTTTATTATCTTTTACCACAAAAGGAGAGAAAACTTGCTCTGCTGTTGAAGCAACTTGTGTGTTAGGAAATGGATTTTTCTGAGGAACAATAGTCATTTTTGCATTTTTAAATTTCATTTTTTACCTCAATGTATAGTTGGTTTATCATCATTTAATTCTTGTAAAGCATGTTCTATAAATAGTAAAGCATCCTCTTCTACATAGCCTTTTCCGATAAACAATTGTTTTATTTTTACTATTAAAGCTTCCGCCATAATAAGAGCAGTTCCTTCGTTTTTCACGTGAAAACTTACAAACTTATCTATTTGATCTACAAACATATCGAATACTTGTTGAGGAATTACTAATTCTTTTATTGGTCGATCCATTATCCCGCCTTTATAAATTTATTACCATCTTTATTCATTTTTTTTAAATTAACATTAGCTCTAAGTTGAGCAATATCTTCAGATGATTCAATTCTAGCTTTATCTATAGTATCTTTTTGCTGTAGTTTTTGTTGATCAAAACCTAATTTTTGTTGATCAATTTGTAATTTAGCTTGATCATTCATTGCTCGTTGTTGCAGTTCTTGTTGTTTTAATTGAACAACAGGATCTGGTTGACCTTCTCCGCTCATTTGTTGTTGTAATTGTCTTACCTCTTGCATGAACTGTGCTTCTAATTTAGCAATCTCTGATTCTTTCATATCATCTAATTTTTCCACTTGAGCTGTTTGACCCATTTGTTTCTCCGCTTGTTCTACTTGCGAAGCCACCATTTCTTTTGCTTTAAGACTTACGTGTTCTAAAATGTGTTTATTTAAATCAATTCCTATTTGTGGCATTAATTGGACAATGGGAGACATACCAAAACTAATGTGAGTTTGAATATGAGCATCATGATTTTGTCCTTCGTATGCTTCTATTTTATCTGAATCAATAAGCTTTTGATTTTCTTTTGTTGGACTCATTGGCTCTGGTTTTTCTAACTTCATTATTTTATCAATGTCATTTACACCAAGTGCTTCATACATTCTGATGTAGGCTTCTTTTACATCATGCAGCTGTGGTGCACTTGTTGCTAATTGTAATTGTGTTTGTGCCAACTGAATTCTTTGTGACATAGAAAATATATTTGGATCAGCAACCGGGATAACATCAACTCTATCATCAAAATCTGATTGTTTTATATTTCTATCTCCACCAACTACTTGATAAGGATATTCCTCTGGTAAATAACTTTGAATTACTTTTGCTAAAAGTTTAAATTCTTTTTGCATTGAGTAATACATTCTTTTGTGAATGCTACTCATGATACGCGAACCACGTTCTAATAATGCAATAGTCGTTCCAACAGGTGCTCCTTGATTTCCATCACCAACTTGCATGTCAGCTATCTGAGCAAATCGTTGACCCGCTTGCACAACAAATCCTAATAATTGAAATAATGTTTGTGAAGGCTCCTTATAAGGAAGAGGCATTAATCCATCGCGTATCGCGCCACCCGGTGCATCAACATCTCTAAACTCTCCAGGTTGTAATGGTGAATCATCATCTTTAATTCGTAAACCACGTGCTTTAAAACCTGCAGGTAAATTTGATAACGTTCCTGCATCAATCAATTGACGAAGAGCTTGTGTCGCTGTTCGTGATAAACCACCAATTAAATGTATTAATCCAAAACCATAAAAACCTAATCCCGGTAAAAATTTATAGTGAACAAAGTATTGTTTCTTTTTAAATGTTTCATCACCTTCATCATAGTTTCTACGAATACATAAAATTTTTCCTGATTGTTCATCAATAGTTACAATGTAAGGAATTTTAATACCTGTTGGTTTTCCTTTATTATCTTTGTTTTCAAAACCCTCTATGTCTAAATCTACATGAAACTCCAAAAGAGTGTACATGTTTGTTTCTCCAGTTGCTTGTATTCCTTCAACTTGATTAATTTTTGATTTTATATTTGAACTTGAATATGTTCCGTCATCCGGGGCGGGTGGACTAAGATCTACATCTAAGTAAAAACCTGCCACTTGTTTTTTTCGAATATCATTTTCTGATTGTTTAACCACATGTGTAATGCGATCACAAGAATCTAAATCACTTGCTGTGTAAGGAACGACAAGATCTTCGGCTGGTACAAACTTTGATACAGCACGTTCAAGCTGCCCATCGTAGTAAACTTTTTTAAAAGTAGAACCACTAAGTGGTAAATAAAATAACATCTGATCGAGCTCAGGTGTATACTCTTCCATCACACTAGTAATTTGATAATTCATAAATTCTTTAACGCGTTGTGATTGTTGATACACTTCTAATGTTTCTTTGCCCATGACACGCGTTCTGACTGGGCCACCTGAAGGCATCATTTCTTTAAAGGCGGTTGAACTAAATTGTGTAACTGCTTCTGCTAATAAAGGGTGTGTAACCCCACTTGCTCCTTGAAAAGGTTGAGATCTTTCATCATACTTAAAACCTAATAGATCTAAACCTTTTGTATATGTTCTGGACCATTCATCTCTAGATGTTTTATCATTTTCATATTCCTCCATTAATTCAGAAGAAATATATTGAAGATCTGAGTCTTCCATATCTTCTGCTAGATTGTCATAAAAATCATCGTTCGCGTCCAACGGTTCGTCAGAAATGATAGTTTCTTCAGAAACTATTTCTATATCGATTGGAGATTCATTTTCAATAGCCGTCTCTAATGTATCACCGAGCACGGCTTCTAGTTTTTTGTCAATGTTATTTTCAGCCATAACTTTTTATATCCTATTCACTAATACAAATCTAGTCCTTAGTAATACTCATAGGTTTTGTATTCTTTCAAAGGATCTTGATAATCATCTTTTAACGAAAGAAAATTACCTTGTCTATAACGCATCATTGCTTGAGTCATACTATCAACAAGGTCATCGTGCTCTCCATATGGAAAGGCAGCACACTCTTCAATCATCTCTTCACTAAATTTTTTTCCCTCTGGAGCCCAAACTTGTCCAGCTTCAAAAATTGGAGAAATAGAATTTACCCTTGTTAACTTATCGTTTCCTCTTGAAGGAGAATAGCTGACAACAGGAATTCCCACTTGACGCAGCTCTTGTATTAATGGTTGTCCACTTGCTTTAGCTTCAACGATAATCGTTTCTGGCTCCCAATAATTATACTGCTCAAGAGCAACTTTTTTTAATTCTGGAAACTCCCAACGATTTTTTATACAATCTAATAATATAATATTGTCTTTACTGAACTCTGTACGAAATACACCCCACGTACTAATGGCACTAAAGTCTGCTGTTTCTTTTTTACTAAAGGCTGTATCATAACTTTGTATGATGTGACGAAGCTCAGGTATTTCATCTCTTTTCCACATTTTCCACCATTCGCGTTTAATGATTGCACCTTCTTCAGAAGTTGGTTTTTGTTGGTACTGTGCTTCCCATGACATAACAGGTAAGTTTGCTTGGATTTTTTCTAACTCTTCTTTTTTCCAATACTCTGGCCAAATTGGTTTACCACTTGGAAGTATTGCCGGGAACTCTATAACTTCCCATTCATCTGCTTTTACTTCTGCTTGCTGCCTTATCAATCTCCCGGTCAAATCTCTTTCAGACCATCTTGTCATAACAACAATTATAGCTCCCCCAGGCTGAAGTCTCTGTCTTGGTCCAGATACATACCACTCAAATGCATTATCAAAACTTGTGTCTGTTATACTTTGCTCCGAATGAGGATCATCGATGATTAATAAATCTGCACCACGACCAGTAATAGCACCACCGATACCAGCACCAAAATATTCTCCTCCATGATTTGTATCCCATCGTCCAGATGCTTTTGAATCTGCTCGTAACTGCACTTCTTTAAAAATTCTCCTATACTGTTCATCGTTCATTAGGTTCCTCATCTTTCTACCAAACCTATATGAGAGCTCTGCTGTGTGTGTTGCTTGTATTATTTTTGTTTTTGGTTTCTTACCCATGAGCCAAGCGGGGAACAAGTACGAAGCAAACTCAGACTTAGTGTGTCTTGGTGGCATATTAACAATTAATCGTTTTAATTTACCAGAAGCTATCTCTTCAAACTTTTTTGCTAATACATTGTGATGATAACCATTAATAAACTCTGGCCAGACTTTTTTAACAAAGTGCATAAAACTACTTTGTGCAGCTTCATTGTCATCATGCATAGCAATTGCTAGCATTATCTTTAATTCTTCATCAGAATAGTTTTCAAAATTATTATTATTGGATACCATAGGGACTCCTAGGGCCTTTTTATACTAAAAAAGGGGGTACCCCCTAGAAAAATCGTTTCCATATGAAAAATTCATGGCTGAAAATTTGAAACATGGTCACAAGCACTCTAAATAAAAAAAGGTGCCTGGATCCAGGTTCTCATAATTGGCTGAAAACAGCCATTTTTACCATTTTTTCTAAGTACCTAGCCACTAATCATGAACAATGGCTAATTTCTGGGGGTTTTTGGTATCTGGTACGAAAATAAAACTTATCGTGCCTTATGTTTGCTTATTTTTGGCTGATTTCTGGGCTTTTCGTGGTTCGCTGTTCGTGAACCTTTAACAAATAACTAGATATAGTAGCCCAATTGTTCGCTGTTGGGGGTTCGTTTACCCCATTTAAGGCTAATTGTTTCACTTTTAACCCTTCATATAGAAAGAAACATTCTTCAAGAGGGGTGTTTGCATATTTAGGCACATAAACAATAATATAATTAAAGCCTTGTTTGATATTCCAGAGCCTTAAATTCGTGGCTATTTGGTGGCTTGAAAGGTTTATTTTATTCCCTTTTGCAACTTTAACTTCTAACAAAATAGTATCCATTATTGACCCAATACACAACAAATCTGGAAAGCCATTCTGTGTTGTGGTTTCAATGCGAATGAAGTTATAAAAAGGTATGTTTTTCCTAATTAATTTAATGAAGTTTTTCTCTAACAAATTATAATTATTTACTATCTTTTATATTATTATCTAGGGTTACTTCTAAAGGCTCATGATCAATAATTTTTGTTTGATCAATTACATCTATTTTTTTATTTTGAATTTCTTTTAATCTTTTTAAAAGTTCTTCTCTTGATAAGTTTTCAATTGAATTCTCAAGCCTTATAGTTGGGTCATACAAGCCACCTACTTTTCCCCTTAATTGTTCAGCATTTATTGAGGCTGAAAAATGTTTTTCATCTTCGGCTTTTCTTCCCAACTCCTCAAGCCTTGACAAATGTTTATCCATTGAAACTGAATACTTTTCTTTTAATTCGTTTTTCATATCTTGAATTGCTTCAGAAACTAATGGGTATTTGTTGGGGTCTTGCAATTCATAAGCCATTTTTTTTGATACTGTTTCACTATATCCAGACTTTCTTGCTGACTCTGTTGCTGATTGTTTTCCTAACAAAGTATAATTAGAAAACTCATAAACAAACCTTAACTGTTTAGGGGTTAACTTTCTTGCTTTTCTTTTATCTATTATCTCTTTTTTCATACTGTATTAATTAAAATATGATTAACATTTTTCTTTTTTGGTATCTAGAAAAAAATCCTTATTTTCTGTTTACTAATTAAAAATCTATTACACTACTATTGATTTATTACACTACTAAAAAAGGGGTAGTGTATGACGATTTAAAAGAGAAAACTAATATATTTTGTTATCTAGTACACTAGTACACTTCTTTTTTAAAAAAATTATTTTTTTTTTTTTCGTCTTCAAAAGGTGCTGTAGTAGTGTATTAAAATTTTTATCAGACAATAAAAAAGGGGCATTATAAAAATGCCCCACGAAACACGAAACAAGAATAATTATTTATTTAACTTCTT